GATTAGCTTGTCCTATTATGTTTGAGTTTATGTAATTTGAAATTATGTTTCCTCTACTACCACCACCAACTCTGTATGTCACAATATAAGAAGCATCATCAGGGGGTATTACACCTCTTATTCCGTTACCAAATACGACAGTTGCTTTATAATCATCATCATAAACTACTTGAAATATTTTTTGAGTAGTACTAGAAGCAAAGAAAATGTTTTCTACTTCTGTGTAAGCTCCTGAAGTCGTTGAGTCTCCAGTGTTAACATAAACATCTATTGACCCTTCAATGACTGGGCTTTCAGTTAAAGGTATTGTTTTTATTGATTCAGTTGCTGCAAACTCACCTTCATCAGAAATCAAACTTCCTTCTTGAAGTACTATATTGGTCCAAGTTAGCCCAGCAGCCCCAACACTTTCAGCTTGGGATAGAGCTATTTGCCCAGTGGAATTTGCAGTGTCAACAACCCCATTGTTGGTTTTATATACAGTAAAAGCTAAACTAGCACCGTCTTCAGGGGATTTTACTGTTATTGTTCTATTTTCTATTGGTATGACTGCATTTCCGGGAGTTCCATTAAATGTTATGGAAGCTTGTGCAGCAGATGATAGGGGACCTTTTAATCTTACTCCAATCAATTGAAATAACTTTTTAATTGAATTTCTATCTCTAGCAGTTGCTAAATAATTTTCATTAGCTAAAAAGTCTGCTTTCAAAGACATCACAGCCCCCATATAGGCAACTAATTCAATCAACATCATTCCTAAATCAGATTCAACAAAATAATCATATTCTAATGGGTAAACTGCTTTTATATAATCAACTAGTGCATCCCTTAAAGATAAGAAATCACTAGATGCATAATTAATTAAACTCGCCTTCTTATCGTCTGGAAAGACAACAAGTTTCATAAAATCTGATTGTGCTGTATTCTTAAATGTCATTGGACAATAATTTCTATTTCAAATTGAGTCTGAGCTTCTTGGCTTAAAGCTAAAGATAAAATTATTTTTAATCCATGACTACCATCTAAATTAATTTTATCTAATTCAAAAACACCTATTTTTAATATTTTTACATCCCGAGTGTATCTAGTTATCGAATCTACTATCTCCTCTTTAATTTGATTGAATAATAAAGAGTTTAGTGGTTGGAATAAAAATTTCTTTAAAGAACACCCAAAAGATGGCAACATAACCCTTTCTCCTCTTTCAGTAAGTAGAAGTTGAGTTATAGAGGATTTTAAAGTTTCATATCCAGAAGTTTTTTTAAAGTACCCGCCGTTTGCTGTATATTTACCTATTGGATAATTTAATCCAAAAAACTTCTCTTTAGCCCTAATGGTATCTCTTAGGACTAGTTGAGTGGTTGGACCGAAAACCCTAACTGTTTGATTATACGCCATATTAGGTTAAGATATTTTTAAAGTATACACTTTGAGCCTTATAATTTTTTAAGGCTTCATTACTATCTAGTGGTTTTGCGTAAAATTTTAAACTTCCTATGTGCCCACGCAAGCCACTAGTTATACCCCCTCTGTCACCTCCCATGAAGTTACCATTTAAATACATTCCATCAGTATACCCGCCTCCAACAATCCAAGGAGTATAGAAAGTATTTAATTTTGGTCCAGCTTTTAAACTTCTGGGACCGTCAACACTAGAAGTTTGGTATTCAAAACTATTTCTCTTCTTAAAAGAGGGGAGGTCTGGAGTTCCATATTTCTGAACTCCAAAAACCTCACTAACAGCAGAAGTAGCCATTAATTCTCCATCACAATACATTTTAATTGTGTCTGTTTTTGGATCACATGAAATATTAACTAATACAAATGTTGACGATGCTTGCCCAAAACTCTTGCCATTGACTGTTGTTGAACAATCAACTTTCATCTTGTAGAAACTTTCAGTTTCATTGCAGTTAGCCTTGTTTATCCAAGAACAAGAACTCGCATCTTTTGATTGTGTTGGTGCTATGAAGAAGCTTAAAGAGTTTTGAGGATTATTATCGGAATTATTGTTACTATACCCTAAACCTTCTTTGGTGATTCTCCTATCCCTAGTGAATCCAATTACAACTCCTTTGGTATAGGAATCTCCATCACTGATAGGTAGGAAATCTAGATCTCTAGGATTACCTAGTTCGTCTAAGGGGGGACTTGAACCCTCTTTTAGTCCAACATTCTCATTTGCCAATAGAACTTTTGTCAATGAAGATGCTGTAGCACTTAGCCACCCGGTGCCAGCATTTAATAGATTTGGAACATGAACCCAACATTCAAAAGTAAATCCATCTGGATTATACATATATTCTCTATATTCTCTCGTATCTGGTAATCTAAGATATGATCCTAAACCAGAAGCCAATGTTGGGCTGCTCGATTTATTTTTTGTTATTCCTTCTAAGTAAGGAATAGATAATCCCGAGAAATAAACTGAGCTTGCAAAATTACTAACTAATTGCAAATTATTATATTTGTTATTAGTCACAGTATTCGTCATAAAAAATTCATTTGACGATGGTTGAACAACTTTAGGCTGCAATAAATTATAAATTGCAAACAATTTATCCGTTACAACGATATCTGTCAAAGATAGCATCGTACTAGAAGAAGGATCTATATTTTCGTAAATGATAGATCCTATCCCTATTTCAGGCACAGTTAAATTGATATTTGGAGCCTCTGTGCGTTTTATAGGACTTGAAGTAAATCTAGCCTGTATGGGTAATATAATCCCTTCCAAATCCCCTTGAGTAAACATCAACCTTCTTTGCTTATCAAATTCTATTGCAAAATCATAATCATTCAAGTATGAAAAATCATTAATAGGGATTTGTCCGGGCTGGAATATTTTGGGGGATTCTACTTTGGACTCAAAAACATTGGGTGCTTTTACAGCAATCTCAATTTGTTTTTTACGCTTTCTAATTTTAAAATTATGATAAGATAATTCAGAAGCCAAGCTTAGTCTCATGTTTTTTGAAACTGAACTTTCCCCGTTTAAAGCAATTTCATCTGTTAATGCAGAAGATAAATCATAAACTTGTTTATCTCTTTGCTGTATTAAATTTTGTAAGAAATGATCTTGTTCATAGTAATTTAATAAAGTTCTACTTTCATCAATCTTATCTGGATCGAATAAAGTATCTTTATAATCTTGATATTGTTGGAAAGTTATTGCAGTTCCTTTGCCTCCTATGTTTGGATCAAAATTATATTTCCATCTATCCCCATCAGGGATCACATCTGGGTTTATACTTAATAAAATCGGATCTAGTCCACCTTTTTGCGAATCATAATACAAACCATCTTTTGTTAGTAAGAAATAACCCCTAGTGCTTATTGGTGGTCCAAACTCCAATCTAAATATATCTTCTTCTGCTTCTATTTCAGTTCCCGCCCCTGTTCCAATTTGGGGTCTTCTCCCACCTTGTATTAATTCATCTACAGGCACTCTTTCAAAAGTTGTACCATCTAAAAATTGATCAAATTCTGTTGAGTCTGAAAACTTAGGTTCTAATGTGGGATCTAAACTTCTTTCATATACTATCTCATTAGTTGTAGCTATGAAAGAATCACATTTATTCATGAAATCTATTGCATTTTGATATCTAACTTTATCCAATGCATATTTTTTTTCTTCTAATTCAACCACTTGTGCTGGCGACAACAACTGCTTTTGATTAGCTGAATTACCAGATTGGAACTTTTGCAATTGCTCAAACTTATCAAAACATTCCTCGATCAGTGCAAATTGATTAGATATACTTTGGAAATTTGCGTACAACTGTGCTCCAAATTGAGAGGCATACGCAAAAGCTTGTAAAGCTCCTGATAAATTTTTTAGAACTTGTAAAGTATCATTATCTAATTTATCTCTGGTTGAATCTGATCTAAACTTTAATCTACCAGTTTCAGTATCAAATTCTATGATGCCTGTATCAAGCATTATTTTTTTAACTATCTCTTTGGTAACTGAATCTGCAAGATCTCTAGCATCCTTAACTTGACCAGTAACATCTGCCAATATGCTAGTTGGTAAAATAGATAAAGCTTCTTTACCTAAATCAAGTAAACAGTTTGGAATTCCAAAACTAGCTCCGAGTGCTTCAAATGCACCTCCACCTTGGTTCTGTACTCTTAAAAATGTTTCTAAATCAAATGAAGCCATTAGTACGCATACACTCCTTCGTAATCACTTTCAGTAGTTCCTATCTGAGGTGAAATTGGTGAGGCTCTATTAGAATTTAAATGAATCTGAGAGCCATCTAAATTTACATTGCTAGATGCTTTTAGTTCTATCCCTGCTCCAGCATTAACACTAAAACTTCCTCCACAATTCAAGTTAATGTTTTGATCTGCATTTATATCTAGATCTCCATTGGTAGTTATCTCAATTTTACCTGATGAAGATATCCTAACTACTGAATTATTTGAGGTAGTTTTTATTTGGACTATTTGTTCGTCAGCATTTGAATTAGTGCATTCTATATGAATTTTTCCTATTTGCTCTGACCTAGCAAATAAATTAATATCTTTATTATACGATTCTAGATTGATATTACCATATCTATTGCTGTTTGGCTCCTTGTACGCACCAGAAGACCTGTTACACAATTTGATCTCTCTACCATCATTGACGACTACCAAATAGTCTCCATGACGAACAAAGTGTTCTTGGTTGGTGTGGGCTACGCTTTTTATTTCTCTTCCAGCGTCAACAACATTTGATTCAGAAGTAATAGTTATCCCATCTCCATGATCATTTTTCATAAAGATAGATGCTATTAGTGGGCTATCTATGAATCCAAGTAGTTTACCCGTAAACGAGGTTAGTGCTATTTTTAAATTAAAATACTCTGGATTATATTCATCAGATAAGACTATTTTATTTCCTTTAGAATCTTTCCAAAATGTTCGCTGAGGGATTCCCCTAGCTTTATACAATTGGGAATCTAAATTCTCTACAGGATCCTCTAACTCTTTTTTTAATTCATCATTCTCTGAACTTAAATTTTTAGGGGGTTCTAAGAAAGATCCCAAGTAGTAAAAGAACTCGTCATCATTAGGTCTTACCACTACAATCTTTTGTCCGGGGCTAGGTATTGCTACGAATCCCCCATGCCCTGCACCCAAAAAAGGTGATACATAAATAATTTCTTTTTCTTCATTACCTAAAGAATTAATATGTGCAAAAAATCTAATACCATCAGAAATCTGCTCTGTTCGTGTTACTTCAGCTATTGAAATCATGCGGATTCTTCCTTTTGGTTCTTATTATTTTCTTTTAATAGGGCCTTTTGATTCCTAACCAATGTAAATTCTGATTTTATTTCTCCAGAATCCATTATATGTTTTGCTCCAATTACATTATAAATACCGCTAATAAAAGTAAAGAATGGATCGTTTTCATATGAAGGATTGCTATTTAATAGTTTACCACTCTGAGCAAATAGTAGTACAGGAGAGTGAATATGCCCTATGTTACTTATATGAAAAAATGGTAAAGTTTCTAAAACCAAGATAAGTGATTTTCTGTATAATTGATTTGCCATATCTGACATTATTATAGCTGGATTTTTTGGGCTAAAAGCATCAACTATAATAGTTTGTCTGTTTTTTGATATCATTCCACCTTCTGCTAAAGCCAAACAATTTTTAGCAATTGTTATAGGATCTCCTTTTAGTTCGTCAGGAATACCATTAGCAGTTAAAATCTCAGATACTTCTTTTATTAATATTTCTTTATTTATAATTTCAGAAGATTTCAATCTGTTTTGAATATAACCAATAATAGCTTCTTCAGATAAAAAAGTATTTAAAGTATACTCATCACTGTAAATTCCTGCTAACTTAGTTGTAGCTGTTTTAAATAATTCTTTTTGAAATCCAGTTTTTAATTCAACTAAGTAAGAAGGATTCAAATCAATTTTTAAATTTAAAACATTTGCATTTTGTGTATTGTATTTAAATACTTGATATCTATTTAACTTCTTACCCTGCTTAGAAATATCTTTTGTATCTGTATAAGCAAAAATATCTGGGGGTTCTGAGTTTGGACCATAAGGAGGATTTTCATCATCTGGATACATTACTTCATAAATTTTATTATGGTAATCGGCTGTAAAAAATACTTTATCTTTAGGGTGGAATACTTGAATAGGTGATTTTACATACTCAGAATCATTTTGCCCTTTTAGAATTATATCTATCGTAACTCCAGTTAAATCACTTTTATCTGATGGAATAACTTCACCAGAATAAAGATATTTTTGAATCATGTTAGGGTCACCAACAACAACTACGGATTCATTAAAAGTTGATGGGAATCTAAACGCGGGATCCTGTTTATCAAAATATTCTTTAAAAACTTTTAATATTTTTGAATTGGTTTCTTGATATAATGCTAATTGATTTATTTTATATGAATTATTATTTCTATTTATTTCATCTATTAATTTAGTTAAAAGCTCGTAGTGATCTACAGTATTATTATTTTGAACTACTGTATCTAATGTTGTATAAAAGTTATTATCTTTAAAAAAAGATTTTAGTCTGGAATCTCTATCTTTGTGTTTTTCTGGATCGGTCAACCAAGAAATTTCTTTTGCATCCAAAGTTTGATCTTTTGTAAAATCCTGTTTTAATGGATCATTTGTTCCAGCATAAATAACTTGACTCATTTGGGATAAATAAGATAAGGCATCACTCAATGCCTGTCTAAAGCGCAAAGCTATTCTTAATTTAATATCATTTACATTTTTAAATTTTTCATTAGAAGAATTTTTTGAAGCCTCTAAAGCTTCAACGAAACCTTCAGAACTTGCTAATAAATAGTTTAAATTAGGTAATAAAACAATTACATTATCATTACCAGTCACTTTAGCAACATAATTTGCAATACAATCAGTTACCAAGGCATGAAAATCAACCATCTTAACAAAGTTAGATACTGAGGAAAGTTTATCTCCTTGTTTATCGCCTAACTTAGATCCTATTGAAGATTTTATTTCAGCTATAGAATTCGATTGTTTTGTTGCCAATAAGTAAGGATCATAAAATGATTCGCTTTTACCTTCAATAAATTCATTAAACTTTATTGGTTTAGATGCTCCTGTAATTTGGCGTTTCATGCCTTGCATATCGACTGCATTTTTTGTATTTTTAAATTTTTTGATAGTTTCTTGACCAAATCCAGCAGGGCTTGCGGCAAATGTACAACTAATTTTTTTAAATTCAGAAGTCTCTATATCTGCTTTTAACAAAATACAAGAAAACGGTCCAGCCCAATATCTCGGATTTGTTCCTACACCATAAGCAATGTAATAATTTCTTGTAGTATTTTGACTAACATATTGTTTTATAGAATCTAAGTACAACTCTCTTCGTACTTTACTTTCTAGTTTTTGAGAATCACTAATACTTATTGGAGTTCCACTACTGTCTATGAGAGAAAAGGGTACATTTTCTGGGTATGATGTAGTGCCAATCATTCTTCTTTCAAATTCGTTGCTAGGATCAATAAGATCAATCTGAATTTGATATCCTCCATTACCCCCAGCACCAAAAGTGTGTTCTAATTTTAAAAAATTTGGATTAGCATAATTTTCAAATAGCAAAAAATCGTCTTTGTCTCCAGAATACTCTTTTATTTTTTGTATAATATCAGTAGTAGCTAGTGAGTTAGGATCCAAAAAGATTTTATCAATTGCATCTTTATTGAATCCTATAAAAAGAAATGGCGTTGGTATAAAAGTTTTCATTTTATTTTTGGTAATATAATTCTTTTCATCTCACTTAATTCTTCAAATGGATCCTTAATATTATTAACAAACAATATTAACCACCAATTTGATGGATTGCCATAATAATCATTAGCTATTAAATCTGGTCTTTGTTTAAGTCCTGCTGGTAAAAATGCTACTTCATATTTATAAGCAGTTTTAATATTTTGAATAATAGTATCAAACTTATTAGAGTGTAATATTGTAGTTACTGCTTTTCCTCTGTGCCTATAAGTTTTTTTATCTAAACTATAAGGTCCATTTGAATTTTGAAAATTACTCATTTTAATTTACCTGAGTCTAAACTATGGTTGTCATCAAAAATGACTGCTTCAAAACCTGCTAAATTATCTCGTTTTATTGGTGTATATTTTTCAAACGATCCAAAATCACCAGTTCTAAACTCTTCTAAATTTAATTTAAAATCAATGTAGTGAGGCATTAAAGTATCTAAATCATAAATATGATCTTGATGTGAAACTGCATAATCTTGAACTATGCAAGGAATATCTTGATATAAAACTCCATGACTAAACCGCACTATTGGGGGACCCAAGATTGGATTTCTAGAATTAGTGATAACAGAACTTCTAACTACATTAGTCCAATATAAAACTATCTCTACTGTTTTTTTATCAATATCATTTATTGGTCTATCAAATTCAGAATTAATTAAATCTATGGCATCTTTTGAATTATAAGAATCTTGAGATACTAAATTACTCAAAACATTTTGGATGGATCCTGTATCCGTTCCTTTTATATATTCTCGATATTCTCCAGCAAATTTTTCTGCTTGCCCGGGAGTACTTGTAGAATTTTGAGTATTACCAAAATGAGATTCAGGATTAGTAATTAATTTTTTCTTTGTAGGTCTCTTCATTAAATCTAAATTTACATAGTTTGGATATTCGGCCATTATATGTGGAATACTTAAAGAAAATTCTAAACTAAATTTTCTAGAATCGGCTCCTGTGTATCCATAAATATCACTATGTCTGGATAATGGTTTATATGTCACATACCTTGCTTTTTTTGTTTCACTAACAATAATATTTTCAAAAAATGGTAATTCTACTGTAGTAAATTTACTTTCTGATTCATCTGGATTTGGAAAGTAAAAAACTAATTTTGATCTTTCTGGTAATTGACGATCAATCCTGTACATCACCCACCTCCATCACCAACGCCGGAAAGTTTAGGTTTTGCATTGTTAGCCATTTGTCGGCTAATATCATTACCTTCTCCAACCATACTATTTTGTGTTTCAATATTTTTATCAACACTGTTCATATTTTCATTTAATTGTTGTAATTCGTTAACTATCATTGTTTGTCCATTTAATCCTAACAATTCAGAAAATGCACTTTCTAATTCTTTATTTAAATCAGTAAAATAATCTGGTAAAGTACTAGGGGGTGGTTTAGTATTTCCAGCGATTTCCCCTAACAATGAATTAGCCTCTTTTGTTTTATCTTCTTGAAGTTGTAGAGCTTCTTTTGCTGATGCTAAGTTTTGACTTGCAGAATCTTTAATTCCTGTAGAAACATCATCTAAAAACTTAGGGACTGCATTACCAAATTCTTTTAAAGCATCTGGAACCATCCAGTCAGGTAAAGCTTCCATAATGGCATTCCCTAGATTAGCCATGAGTTTAGGGACAAACATTACTGCATCAAACAATACTCCAAGAATTCTAAAAAAGACTGATTGTATTGAATCAATAATAGCGTCTACATTAAAAGAACCTAAAGCTCTTATAAAGACTGCTATTGAAGAAAATACCCCGGCAAAATTTTCTTTTAAAGAATTAAAGCTTATAATTATACCATCTAAAGTAGGTTTTAATTCTTCTTCAAAAAGTTTATACACTCCATAAATTACTCCTGCAATTAAAATAAATGGAGCTAAAGGAGTTAATATAGCTATTGCTAAAGAACCAAAAGCTAATAGTAAACTAAGTGTTGCTCCCATCAATGTTATAAACAATGGAGCTAACCCAACTATGATTGCAGGCGCTAATGCAACCAAAATATTTTTTATACCTATAAAATCATCTACAAATTTAAATATATTAGTAACAAAACTAAAAACAGCAGTAGTTAATTCTACGAAAATGTTTATTATTGGAGATACGAAGTCTGCTACTTGCATCAACACATTGCTAAAAAATTCTACCGCTGGAACCACAGATTCTATTATTATAGGAATAAATTTAAAGAAAACTTCTTTCAAAGGATCAAAGACTCTACCTAACAAATTATCAATAGTTTGTCTTGGATCAACAGCTTTTGCCATCTCAGCTTCTATTCTTTTTCTTTCTTCTGGATTTGTTGCTTCTGCTAATTTTTTTTGTAATTCCGATTGTTGTCTAGCATTTTCCGCAGCCATCGCCAAAGAGTTATCAAATCTTTGAATATTTACTATGGTATCTCTTCCAAATGCTTGCTGCACCGCACCTCCAGCAGCAACAAAAGGACCTTTAAGAGTATCAATAACTCCTATTGCTCTTTGGTTTGCTTCTTTTAATATTGATTGTATTTCTGTAGGATCAGTTGCTTGAATTAATCTTTGTTGTAAATCAGCTAAACCTAGAGAAGCTACTTGAGCTTGTTTTGTTGGATCTGTAGAGGTTAATAAATTAGCGAAGGAGGTCATTGCTTTTACAGTTTCTGTTCCACCTCCACTTTGTGCTGCTAGCCCTTGAACAGCCATAGTTATTGCTTCCGAATCGGAACCAGAAATTAAAGATAGATTTTCATTTGATTGCTGAAGTTGTTGAACGGCTGCAACCATTTGCTCTGAGGAAACCCTGTAAGTTGTTGATAGTCTTACACTTTCCTCTGCCAAGCGATTCATTGAATCTGTACCCAATCCTGTCGCTAAAGCATTATTTTTTAATGTGCTTATCGTTGCTTTGAAGTCTTGACCAGCAGCATTCTGTATACTAGCTAAATTAGCTAATTGTTTATTATTACCAAAAACTCCTTCATTATTTAATGCTAAAGCTATCGTAAATTTATTAGCTATTGAATCATTTAATTGTGCAACAGAGGCATTCTGTTCTGACATCACTCCCGCAAAAGAGTCTCCGAATTTTGAGGATTGCCTAGTATAATCGTTAAATTCATTTAGCAAAGCATTGAAAGTTGTTGCCATCATCCCAACTAAACCGCCAATACCTTGCGCTAATGTTGCTTGGGAATTAACTATTCTTTCAGAGCTTGTAGTACCCGCAGCAGTAGCAGCCCTCATTGTACTGGTCATAGTACCTAAACCAGTAGTGGTTGCTCCTAAAGCATTACTTAATTGTGAGATTATTAGTGGTACTGCCATATCACTCCCTCATTTCAGAGTCTTTACTATACAATCTTCTTAAGATTCCTTGCATTTTTGAGAAGATGTAAGTTCTATACTGATCTTCTCCTAAACTAGCCCTATTTTTATATAGGTCTTTAAGTGTTTCTTTAGTAAATTCAGTTGTTGGAGATACATTAACACAAGTTAAAAGTAAATTTCCTGTTTCTGGACATTTTGATACTGGTCGAACAACCAAAACCATTCTATTTTTATTAAGATATTTAAAAGTTAATACATCCCCTACATTAATCATGCTGGGACTTTTAGCAATTGGATCTAATGATAAACCTGTGTCAGATTCTATTTTTTGTAGAGTTTTTTTAGAAAAATTTACCATTTTAGACTTTATTAATATTATTAGGTTATATAATAATGGATATTAGTAATACAAATATAGATATTGTAGATTTTATAGATTTAATTAATGATACACTAAGTTCAGAATTTATTGAAAGATGGAGACATAAATATTCTGAGAAGTTTATAAAACATTTTCAATTAAAAGTTTTAGAATCATTAAATAAACAAAAACCACTAAAACTTAATATGTTATATACTTATTTAACCAAAAAATGTAAATATTCTCCTGATCAAGTAATTAACTTTTTTGAATCTATAGAAATCGAAATATACTCCCCTTTTATTTATGGAAGAATGAATTCACTTAGGAAGTCTTAATCTTCTTTAAATTTTCCTCTATCACCAAGGGGTCATTAAATTCTGGGCAAAGGCTCTTATAAGGACACCAATTACAGAATTCATTTCTTGTGGCGACGAGACTTTCTTTTTTTGCTTTTCGTATTCTCCAGACTTCATCAATGATAGATTTAACATACGAATTTATTTGATTTGAAGTATAAGATACATTAACTAAATTATCTGTTAAAGGATAATAATGTGCAACAGTTATGTTTTTTATAGGCACATTAAACATTTTATGCACTGCATAAGTGTATCCTTTTAACTGGGTATCCTGATATAATTCTATCTTGGACTTTTCTTTTTTCGAAGTTTTATAATCAATAATTAAATATGTATTATTTTTACCTTTTATTATTCTGTCGATTATGCCGTTTAACTTAATATCCTTACCTAGTTCAACTTCAAAAGATAGTTCTGTTGCTACCGTTTCTCCCAACTTCTTATTAAATTCAAGAAAATTTTTGATGCAAATCAAATCTTTTCCTGTATAATCAGTTGATACTTTATACTCTCCTCGTAATTCTTCAGAAAGTTTTACCAACTCTTTTTCTGATTGTATATTAACACCATCCTCAAAAATCTTGTGGATGTATGACCCAAAATGTAAAGCATCGGTATTTGCCTCGTCAGGCTCAGGTAAATAATCTACATACTTATACCGATATTTCAACTTGCATTGCTTAAAAGTCTTGTACTTAGACTCTGATATTTTATCTATGTGCATAATTGCTCCTGATTTTATTAGAGCTTACTTAATTGATAAGTTCACTGATACTGGGAGAATTTCTCCTACTGGTCGTGAATTTATTATGCAATCCGTCTTCCTAGAAAATGATTGGAAGAGGCATATGAGTGTAAATCTTGAGACAGGATTATGGCAAGATTTCAAGACTGGTGAGAAAGGCAACTTTGTACGCCTGTACTCTTTTGTTGAAGGTTTATCTTATCAGCAAGCGTATATCAGGCTATTGATTAATAATCTAGACGCAACCCAGATTAATGAAAATGTATCTCTAAGTGCAACAAAAGAGGTAAAAAATGAGGATCTTGGAACTCTAACAGAAGTGACTGAAGATGGCGGTCTTGCTTGGGATTACATCGTCAGTCGTTGTTTATTTGACATATCGGGAAACAAAAAGAAGTTTTACTTGTCTAGCAATCCTAGATTCTCAAATAGAATAATTATTCCCTTTGAGCAGGAAGGGATATTATTCTATTTTCAAGCGCGGTCCCTTACCGATCAGAAACCTAAGTACCTAAACCCAACCTATTATAATAATCTTAAAGTTTCTGATGTACTATATCCTTTTGATGAGGATGCTGAATATGTTGTAGTTTGCGAAGGCCCGGTTGACGCGATATCACTTCAACTACAAGGAGTGAATGCAACTTCGACTCAAGGTTGTAAGATCAGTCAACAACAAATTGAAGCCTTGAAGTCCTTCAAGGGTCGCATTATCTTAGCTTATGATAATGATACAGCAGGGCAACACGGGAGGGTGGCGTTCGATGTGAAGCGTAAACAAATGATGATGAAGGAACCTTACTACTGTCCTCCTCCACAAAAGTTCAAGGATTGGAATGAGGCCCATACCAACTATGTTGATTTGGATGGTTGGATTAAGAAAAACACCCTACCTCTCGGATGGTCATTTTACATTCAAGATATGATGAAGTACATGGGCTGACTAACGATGGTTTGATTCAACAAGTTATACTTACAGGTAAGACAATAAGTTCCAGTTAATCCTGCAAAATTAGCAACACTAGGGTGAGTAGATAGAGTTGCAGTATTAAAATTAAATACCATGGTATTGTCTGAAGTTATATCAACTAAAGCAGATGTTTGAGCAAAACTAGAAACTTCTACTCTAGATGGAAGTGCCATAGTATCTTCGTTTATCTTTTCTATTTTAAACATCGCTGAAACTATAGCAGAATCTCTAAACACATTTTTAGTAGCTTCATCTATATCACGATTTTCAATGTAGACATCTGTGGAAACTTTCAAATCAACCTTCGAATCTAATTTTATATGTTTATTAATTAGTTTATTTGAAGCAGTTAATAATAGCGGCTGAGTTACAGCAAATATAGTATCCCTATACAGATGGAAGTTATTTACTATACATTGATAATCTGAGTTGCTGAAAAACTTCACAGTCCAAACATCTATGTAATCAGCAACAGAACTAGCTGCATTTTCTAAGACTACTGAAGATCCATAAAAGTTATATAATCCAGAAGTATCAGGTGCTAGAACTACGACATACTCGCCTGTTCCAATTCTGTATATCCCACTTGTAGACGCAGTATTTGTATTTGGATTATATGAACTTGGGTATAATGCAGCACCAGAATCATTGGCAGAAGCACCAAAGTGCATCAATATTAAACTAGAAGAAATAGAGGAAGAGAGTAAAGCAGTATCGGTATTAATTACGGCACTAGGTGAGGTATTTGATAATTTGTTAAATACCGTTACCCCACTGATATCATAAGGGTCAAAGTACTCTCCGTTGTTAACAAAGAATACCCTAAGTGCTACTTTTTCTAACACCCCTGCTCTATTGTGTCTATCTACGAGATTTACTCCGTTCAATTGCATCGTTTTCTCTCTCAACCTCTTCTTTTAGAAGCCTAATAAATACTAGTCGCTCTAATTTAGGCATAGTTTTTACATCCTGATAAGTAAATCCTGCCCTATGTACTAATATATAGGCTTCTAGATAAAGACTATCTAAATTTAAAAGTTCTTCTAGTTCACATCGAAAAAATTTGGATTTATTGGCAACTCATGTGTAGATGCTTTTCTACAGGTTGTGCAATCCAAACTTACTTTGGTTTGAACACCAAATTCAATTTTTAACGCATTTGTTAAAGTTTTAATATCTTTAATAGGTAATTTTTCTAGAACTTTAGATATTATTACTTTATCTTCGTAATTATCTATCTTCTCGACAAATCTCCATAAGTTATTACCTATTTTATCTAAATCAGTTAGGTACATTTCATCTTTAGCTCTAGGTAGTCTTACCACCGCAGTCTTTTTTAAGACTGGTAAATCTACTTCCATTTTATCTTCAAAATTATCTGGAACAGAAGCTACAGGTAATTTTGATAAATTAATGGTTATTTTGTTTTCGCTAGAACAATGAGGGCAGGAAATAGAGCAATTATACTCATCTCCGTAAGAAATTTCTCTTAATTTTAATAGTAAGTATAATTTATCCATAGGAAATAAATCATTAACATTAATATTATTTACACATCTAGATAAAATTAACCCTATAGGATCTGTTTTACCCCTAGAAGTAGCTAATAATTTTTCATCCTCAAAACTCATCGGCCTAATAGTAACTGGCTTTGTTGCATCAGGTAGTTTGTAAGATAAACATTTACTAGGCAACTCAACTTCTATATCCGAGGATATAGGAAGTTCTTTTAAAATATCATCAACAATTTGTTGTTTTGGATCAAATGACATACAAAAAAAAGCTCCTTTTAGCTCTAATACTATTATAGTATAGATGAAGATAATAGTCAATAATACTTTAGCTAAGATAGAAACTGATAATCCAGAAATTTTAAATTTATTATATAAATTATATACATTTAAAATTCCGGGATCTGAGTACTCTAGATCGTATCAAGCTCACCATTGGGATGGCACTAAGCATTTTATAAATAAAAATGGATCTTTTAAATCTGGATTACTTCAACGAGTTTTAACTGATTTAAAGAAAATTAAGTGTACCCCAGAAATTGAGTATTGTTTTACGGATCAAAAAAAAGTTAACGATTACATAGTTCCTAATTATAAATTTTATGATTATCAAGAAGAATTAATTAAAAAATCTTTAGAACAATATCGAGGAATTATTAAATCACCAACAGGATCTGGTAAAACTTTAATATTAGCTGGATTGATACAAGCTCTCCATCCTAGAAAGATGGTTATTTTATTTAATTCAAAGCAACTACTAACACAAACATATGAATTCTTAAAGAAAGAAATCGGTTTTGATGATCTGGGTATTTGTTTTGGAGAAGGTTATATAAATGGGAATATTATGCTTTGCACGATTCAAAGCATTGAAAAAATCATAGATACTCATGTAGGAACAGCGGAAGTTCTTTTCGTAGATGAGTGCCATGAATTTTCTAAGGGTAAGAATTCTGTAGCTGCCATACAAGCTTTTCCAGCAGCTAAATATAGATTTGGATTGACCGCTACTCCACCTAGTGATGATATTAGATTATTAACTTTAGAAGGTGCTTTAGGTCCTATAATACAAATTGTTGATACTAATACTCTAGTTCAAGAAGGTCATTTAACTAAACCAATAATACAATTAATTAATAGAAAATATGAAGCAAGTGGGGTTGATGTTGAAATGGGATACAAAGATGTTTATGATCAATTTATAGTATTCAATAATTCTAGAAATCAAATGATAATAGATATTGTAGATAATATTCGGGAAACAAAAACTAATGCTAAAATATTGATACTAACTAAATCATTAGAACATGGAAGACTTCTTTCAGGAAAAATAAAAAATTCTCAATTTTTAGAAGGCGCTGATGATATTTCATCTAGATACAAAACAATTAATAAGTTCAGAGATTCAAAAAAGTTTTCTGTTTTGATTGGTACAAACATTCTTCAAACTGGTGTAAATATAAAGGAAATTACTCACTTTATAAATGCTAGAGGTTTAATGAGTGAGATTGCTACTTTACAAGCTCTAGGTAGAGCTTTAAGAAAGCACGAAAGCAAAGAAAAAGTTTATATTTATGATTTTATGGATAAAGAAAAATATTTAGTTAAACATTCTAAAAAAAGAAAAAAATATTATGAAGATGAAGGACATGAGGTTACAGTAATATGAAAACAGATAGAGAAATAAAAAAAGAATTAGTTAGTTTTACAGATAGTGAAAAACAAACTTTTAAGTTTGTTGAAAAAGAATTAGCCTCTATACAAGAGGCTAATAAACTTTCTGAAGAAACTGTACAAAGGTTAACTAATTTAATAACTCAATTAAATAGTTTAAAAGAAAATTATTTTTGGAGATTATTAAGAGCAGCTAAACAAAATCATATGATTGAATGATTATTGTTTAGTAGCTTTTAAAATATTGATATCATTTTCTAATTTTTGGGTCAACTTA